ATCTTGTCTACAAACTTTCTAAGCGGTGTTTCGGCGTCTTTAAGCGCTTTCTCAAAAGCAGTTAAATCGGCGTTTATTTTGACTGATAATTCAGAAAGTGTAGACATAATGGCCCCTTAAAAAAAGAATGGATTAACTAGCGGGCCTGGCTCTTGCGCCTTTTCTTTTTTCTTCCTGCCCGGTAGCTCTTGCCCATTGTTCGCCATCGCGCAAAGGATAGCGTTATACTTTTGTAATTCCTCATATTCATCAATCATTGCAAATAAACACTTGGGAGCCATATCCCAAAACTCATCATCCGTAAGGCGTAGACTCGACCTGGCCATAGTGTACAAGTACTCCCACGGCCAGTCACGATCTACGCCGTCTGAGGGGTAGGCTCACCACCAGATTCAGCTTCACCCTTGCCAACTACGTCCATAAATGCAGCGACCAAAGTCTCGGTAATTGCCGTAATGTCGCCGATGTCAAAGTTATCCATTACATAGTCAACCGTAATATCAGGATGATTACGCTTCAAGCCAGCCGATACTAAATCAGCAATAGCCGTCAGTTCATCATTGCCAATCTGACCGCCAGCCATAGGGCTAAACTTTTGAAACACGCTGCTAACGTTGCCATACTTAGCGGCCAACTCGCCAATAGTCCGCATGGTAAAGCGAATAACATATTCTTTACCGTCAATCTTAACCTTGCGCCCTTTAACAGGCAGTATCTTTTCTGCGCCCATAAAATCCCCCTAGTTAGTGTAGTATAGCAAAAAGACTTAACGTAAACAAGTACTAGACAAAATAAAAAAGCCCGCCATAATCCCGGCGCTTTTATAAGCTTTTACCAGGCGGCGGGCTAGATTACGATTTAGTTATCAGGCCGGAGTTACAAGCTGAGACAACGGAGTCACAGTCACGTTGTTACTATCGCGGACGTCATTGGTAACGGTTACCAAGTACGGCACGTTAGTAATGTTGGCATTCGTGATAGTGATAGTAGGCGCTACACCAGCGGCTGAGTAGGTATAGGTCAAAGTGCCAGCAAGTAGGACGCCGGTGGACACGACAGATACGCTGATATCGCCAGCGGATACGGTCTTGAGGCTGAAGGTCTCACCTCCCTTGGCAAACGGAATGATTATGGTGTTATCAGAATCGTCACCAGTGATGGTGCCTACGGTTACGGCGGTGAGGCTTACGCCAGTTGACTCTACAACCGAAGTTAAGAAATTGGCATAAGTAGTAGCGTCCACATTTGCATCATCAGATCGAGCGCGAAAGCGATAATCACCGTTAGCATTACCTAACACGCGGCCAGTAAGTGATGGAGTCTTAAACTCGATACTTGCAGCTTTAGAAGCGTCATCAGTAGCAAACTTAGAGAGTACAACCCTCGGAAACCAAAAGCGCTCCGTTACTGCGTTAGCGCCGTCTTTACCGCTTCTTGCAATTTCACCGCCCAAAGCAATAGTGGCGCTCTGGTCAATATAGTTTTCAGCGGTGATACCATTGGCGTACAAGTGACCAAGAATCTCGGCTTGAGCTTCGGGCAACAGATCGACAAGCTGGAAGTCAAGTGACGCTTCGCCGATAGAGTCCGCAACGTGGCTCATTTTATTATCGCTCCAAAGGCTAGCCATGCTAGACGCTGGATCGAATCCCATTGACATTACGTTAGCTAGTGGTTTAACCGCTCCGTAAGTGCTAGTAGAAGGGTCAAAAAGAGCGTAGCATACGCTCGATAAACCGTATCGCGGCCTGTTTACTAAAGCCATATTATATTCTCCTGTTAAACAAGATTTACAAGAGACATTCTCTTGTGATTATTAAAACCTTACAACTTACAACCAAAATAATCAAGTAGCCGTCAAACATATTTCCAGTGCTTTCCTTTTGCAATTTTCTTTTTCCCCAAACATACAGCGCCTAAATGTTGTGATGAAACACCTATCTCTATAGAAGCTAGAGTTAAGGTATTATACACCTTGCCAGTTTCAATACACATTACTTTTTTATGGTTACTATGCTCTTTATGCTCAAATTGATATTTCTTATTATTTCCTTCGTAATAAGCCCAGTGTAATTTACCGGCAGAGTTAGTCTCACCTTTGCAATTGACACTAATATTACTTCGGCTTATCCCAGTAATAAATGCGGCTAGTTTAATGCTTTCAAATATCCACCCATAATCCATACATATAACTTGCTGGTAACCCCATGGACAAACAGAGTTAGTTCTAGCAATTCTTATTTTTTGTTTGGCTGACTCGCTTTTAGGTATTCCTTTTGTAGAACGGCTTAATTTAGCCTTATATTCTTCAGTGCGTGGACGTGCCAACTTGACTCCGCGCCGTTTAGAACTCATATAAGCCCGCTGTTCAGGTGTCCTGCGCTTGCCAGTGTTAGCTTTAGATATTTTGGCTATAGTCTCAGCGCTTAATAATTGGCTTTCACCGCCACTTTGGTCATTATACCCATGAGGTGACATTGTATTACGAATGAATATTTCAACCTCTTCTAGCCGATTAAGTTCTTTTTTAGAATCAATGCCAGAATGCAACACAATATACTGGAAGTTTTCAATGCCATATTTCCTTATAGCTTTATGGAAAGTACATTGTGAGTTATACCGGAAAGCTGACCGTAAGTGTTGACATTTTCTAGTTTTTTCGTAGATTGTTTGCCCGATATACGACTTCCCGCTTGGTGAAGTGTACATATAAATTATACCGTTCATTACTACCTCCCGATAGTATCCAAAATAAAACGGCAAGCGTTGGATATTCGCCTTTCGGGTGCCCCCTAGCCGTTGTACTAATATACAGTAGTTATAAATATTTGTCTATAACCCGTCCAGATCGTCAGCCGTAAACTTGCGGTTTGCTTTGATGGCCCTGTGTTGAATTTTCAAATCTGGATCATAAACGTCGCTCGAAAAAGTAATTGTATAAAGGTTAGCCAGTAACGCCGATTCCACAGCCGTTACCAGCGGGCTAGTCGATACATCTTGCAAAGTATACACGTCAATTGTTATACTACTTTGAGCATCTTGGGGTAAATTATCATTCCAAAAAGTAGCTACCTGGTTATCCTCATTGTATGCTAAGGCTGGTAATTCACTAAAACTATTAGGATACCCAAAATAAATATGGTCAACCGTGCCCACCAGTGACAAAATAGTCGCATCAGTAGACAGTAGATTGTACAGGAACGTTTTACATTGTAGCATCTATCGCCCCTTTCAATCCCTCGGCAATCTGGTCTTTTATATAGTCGGCGTTTTCAGCTAGCGCCGTAGTCAAAAACGGATGTTTTGGCCTGGTGCTAGTCCCAAACTCAGCTTCTATTTCCGGCGTAGGGTCAAGGTATTTGCCGTATGCAACGTTAGTACCTACCTCGGCCTCAGTATCGCTAGTCATCCGGTGGCTAATGCTAGACCGTAACCGTCCAGTCTGCACCCTCGGCGGCTCACCGTCTACGCTTTCCTCATCACGCCCCTTAAACTTTTTCTTAGCGTCTGATTCAACTTTTAGCGCACACTTTTGTACAGCTTTTCCGACATGGTTATTGACTTCTACGTTAGCTTTTCTAAACTCAGCTACCAGTTCGTCAATTTGTTTCTTCCAGGATTCTTTATCAACACTAATCATACGCCCTGCAATGGTATCAATATAGCTTCGTCGTGTATGCGCCAATGATTGATACCCCGAACATCGAACACACTACCATCAGACCGCTTGACACGCATCATTTCGACTACAGCTGCATTATGATAATAGTACATAACTTTAGCGTTAGCGTTTTTGTCTGATATACCGAACACTTTAGCCTGCGCCTCGGTTAAAGCTTTGGGCTGTATGTTACATTGCAAAGTAGCACCATCGGCAAAGGTTGAGATCTTCATGCCCTCGCCATTGCGTGTGATAGTAGCACTTTGCAAAGTTACCGTTTCGTCAATGATCATGCTATAGCCGTGACTTTATATTTATTCAGTCCGCCAGCCAGCTTTTGACTTATGCC